ATTACTAAGTGGGCAGCGCTCCTCATCAATTCGCATTGGTTTGAGATTAGCGCCACCCGCGTGATGCCTGCTAAGTGGCTCGCCGAACTCGTTGAACGTGACCTTAAGAAAGGTACTCGTTACTGGTCCGTCGAAGGTCGCTTGTGGTCGGAAGAAAACCCCGACTCGTATGCCGGTGTCCACAACTTCGACGGCGTTATGGTCATCTTCGACGAAGCCAGCGGTATCCCTGACCCCATCTGGTCGGTGACGGCAGGCTTTTTTACGGAGAACACCCCGCACCGTTTCTGGCTGTCGTTCAGCAACCCCCGTCGTAACGAGGGCTACTTCTTCGAGGCGTTTCACTCTAAGCGTGCGTTCTGGAACACCCGCAACATTGACGCTCGCACCGTTGAAGAGACGGATAAGTCCGTTTATCAGCAGATCATCGACGAATACGGCATCGACTCACCGCAAGCCAAGGTGGAAGTCTATGGAGAGTTTCCGTCTGAAGGAGACGATCAATTCATACCGCCAAGCCTTGTGGATTTGGCGATGTCGCGTAGCAAGTACAAGGATGAGACGGCGCCTATTGTTATTGGAGTCGATCCGGCTCGCAGCGGAGCGGACTCGACCGTTATCGCCGTCCGCAAAGGTCGAGACATCATCGCCATCAAGCGCTTTAAAGGCGAAGACACGATGGAGATTGTTGGCCGAGTTATCGACGCGATTGACGAGTACCAACCCACACTCGTCGTCCTCGACGAAGGCGGATTAGGCTACGGCATCCTTGATCGCTTGAAAGAGCAGCGCTATAAGGTAGTGCGTGGCGTTAACTTCGGATGGAAGTCCAAGACCCCGGCTATGTGGCAAAACAAACGTGCAGAGTTGTGGGGCGAAATGAAGTCGTGGCTGAAAGACGCTGCGCTACCCAATGATAGGCAGTTAAAGGCTGACCTGACAGGACCAAAACAGAAAATTAATTCCTCTGGCTCCATCTTGCTAGAGTCGAAGAAAGACATGAAGGCGCGTGGCCTTGCATCGCCTGACGCTGCCGATGCCATCGCCGTCACGTTTGCATATCCTGTGGCGCACCGCGAATACCGCGAGCGTCCCCGCACGATTACTGCGAGCCGCGAGAGCGGCATGATCAACACTTGGATGGGTGCCTAATGGCTAAGAAGTCCGTCAGCCTCTCGGTTGGTAGAGGAGAAAAGCAGTCCGTGTCAAGAGGGGCGGGATTGACCGCGAAAGGCCGTGCAAAATATAATCGTGCAACGGGGTCTAATTTGAAGGCTCCGGCGCCCAGTCCGAAGACAAAAGCGGACGCAGGACGTAAAAAGTCGTTTTGCGCCCGCATGAAAGGGGTCGTTCGCAACGCCAAGGGGCCAGCCGAACGCGCTAAAGCATCTTTAAAACGATGGAAATGCTGAAATGGCTGCAAAAAAGGGACTATATGCGAACATTCATGCTAAACGCGCTCGAATCGCTGCGGGATCGGGCGAAAAGATGCGTAAACCGGGTTCTAAAGGCGCTCCAACGGCTGCCAATTTCAGAAAGTCAGCCCTTACCGCCCGAAAACCCCGTAAAACCTCCAAAAAAGGCTAAAAAACATGTACGGAAAGAAAAACCCCGGTCCAATCGGCGTGTCTCCCGGCGCAACAGTCGGTGACATGATCCAAAACAGCCGGATGCAGAAGCCCCGGATGCCTGCTCCGCGTATGCCGAAGCGCGTTAACGAGGACATGATCCGCACTGCGGTCGATTTCCGACCGACTCCGATGAAACGGGGTATGCGTTAATGCCTCTTGTAAAGTCCGCCTCTAAGGGGGCTTTTCGCAAGAACATTCGCGCTGAAGTGAAGGCAGGCAAGCCTGTTAAGCAGGCCGTTGCCATCGCGTATTCGGTAAAGCGCAAAGCCGGTAAGAAGGGCAAGTAATGGCTAAAGACCCGACAGGGATGAAGGGCGCGGCTCAGGTGGCTAATACGCCCCAGAGTCGCCGTGCGCGTAGTACGGGCGATATCCTCGCCCAAGCGCGTACCCGGATGCAGTTGTCCCTGACGGCTTATAGCGAGTCTCGGGATAGCGAACTGGACGACCTGCGCTTTATGGCGGGTAGCCCGGACAACCGCTGGCAGTGGCCGCAGGAAGTCTTAGCCACCCGTGGCGCAGTGCAGGGCCAGACAATTAACGCTCGTCCCTGCTTGACTATCAACAAACTGCCTCAGCACGTTCGGCAGGTCACGAACGACCAGCGCCAGAACCGCCCTGCGGGCAAGGTCATCCCGGTCGATGACAAGGCTGACATTGAAGTTGCTGAGGTGTTTGACGGTATCGTCCGGCACATCGAGTACATCTCGGATGCGGACGTTGCCTACGACACGGCCTGTGAGAATCAGGTCACGTACGGCGAAGGCTATATCCGCATCCTGACCGAGTATTGCGACCCCGATTCGTTCGACCAAGACATCCGTATCGCTCGCGTTCGTAACTCGTTCTCGGTATATATGGACCCGCACATCCAAGACCCGTGCGGAGCCGATGCAGAATGGTGTTTCATAACCGAGGACATGCCCCGTGAGGAGTTTGAGCGTCATTTTCCTGACGCCGAACCCATTTCGTCGATCCAGAGCCGTGGTATTGGTGACGAGAATCTGGCGCAGTGGATTACCGACGATTCAGTACGGATTGCGGAATACTTCTACGCTTACTATGAAAAAGCGAAGTTAAACCTGTATCCGGGCGGCATGACCGCCTACGCTGACTCGCCCGAAGCCGCGCAAATGGAGGCTATGGGCCTCGCCCCTGTTCGCACCCGTGACGTAGACATCCGCAAGATTAAGTGGATGAAGACGAACGGCTACGAAGTGCTGGAAGAGCAGGAGTGGCCGGGTAAGTCGATTCCGGTTGTCCGCGTGGTCGGCAACGAATACGAAGTTGAAGGCCGTATCTACATCAGCGGCCTCGTGCGTAACGCTAAAGACGCGCAGCGCATGTACAACTACTGGGTATCCCAAGAGGCGGAAATGCTCGCCTTGGCCCCCAAAGCGCCGTTTATCGGCTACGGTGGTCAGTTTGAGGGATACGAGCATCAGTGGAAGACCGCCAATACCCAGAACTGGCCGTATTTGGAGGTCAATCCTGACGTTACGGACGGCGCTGGCAACATGCTGCCGCTGCCCCAACGTGCCGCCCCACCCCTTGCACAAACGGGGCTTATTCAGGCTAAGATGGGCGCGTCGGACGACATTAAGTCTACGACGGGCTACTATGACTCTAGCCTTGGCGCCACGTCTAACGAGCGTTCGGGTCGAGCCATATTGGCGCGTGAACGTCAGGGCGATACGGGGTCATATCATTACGTCGATAACCTTGCCCGCGCTATCCGCTACGTCACGCGTCAACTCGTTGACTTGATTCCGAAGATTTACGATACCCAGCGTATCGCTCGCATCATCGGCATTGACGGGGAAACCTCAACGGTGCGTATCGACCCGATGCAGCAAGAGCCTGTCCGCAAGTTGATGGATCAGGCTGGCGTTGTCATCGAGAAGATCTACAACCCGTCCGTGGGTAAGTACGACGTAGCCGTTACGACCGGCCCGTCCTACATGACTAAGCGCCAAGAGGCGATGGACGCGATGTCGCAAATCCTGCAAGCCAACCCGAACCTTTGGGGCGTGGCAGGCGACCTGTTCGTCAAGAACATGGATTGGCCGGGAGCGCAGGAGATTGCCAAGCGTCTTGCTAAGACGATTGATCCGAAGTTGCTCTCCGATCCTGACGAAGACCCAGCGTTGCAGGCTGCTAACCAGCAGATTGAAGCGATGGGCGCTGAGATGGATCAGATGTTCCAGATGCTCAAGAACGTCTCGCAGTCTATGGAAGCCACGGAACTGCGAATCAAGGAGCAGGAGGCGCAGATCAAGGCCTATGATGCCGAAACTAAGCGTATCAGCGCGGTTCAGGCAGGTATGTCCGAAGAGCAAATCCAAGACATTGTAATGGGCACGATTAGCGGGATGCTGTCCGCCAACGACCTTGTAGCCTCGGCCCCTAGAGAGGCTGAAATGCCGATGGAAATGCCACCGCAAATGCCGATGGAGTTACCGCCGCAATGACCTGCGAAGTCTTTATCGGACGGCTATTTCTAGCGCGGGATGTAACCCATTCCACGCACCTAAATACCCGTAACTACGCTAAACACAAGGCACTACAGAAGTTCTACGAGGGCATCATCCCCCTCGCAGACGACTTTGCGGAAGCCTATCAGGGGCGGCACGGGCTGATCGGCCCGATTGCCCTAGCCTCTGCCCAGAAGTCCAACAACGTGCTTGACTTTTTGGAAAAGGAACTTAAGGAACTTGAGGAAATGCGGTATAAAGTCGTCAGTAAAGACGACACAACGCTGCAAAACCTGTTAGATGCCATATTTGGCTTATATCTGTCTACGATTTATAAACTAAAATTCTTGGCTTGAGGTAACGACATGGAACTTCTTAACCCCCTTGCTGACGGTCTGTTCCCAGCCAAGACCGCTTCTTTTACGGGCACGGCTGGCTCAACCGGCACATGGCCCGCTGGCCCGCAGGGCGTTGTGGTGTGGTGTACCGAAGATGCTTACGTCCTTGTGGGCGAAGGCGTGACCGCTACGACCAACAGCACCCCGATTCCGGCTAACACGCCGGTTCCTTTCCTCGTTCCGCAGGGTACGGGCGCTCCGTGGCGTGTAAGCGCCATTCAGGTGTCTACCGGCGGTACGGTTTACGCAAAGCCCATTAACCAAAACTAATGGCTCGTTATTTCGGTGTAGCGTTAAGGAATGGCCTAGCCCTTGGGCTTGGGTCCATTATTGCCCTTGGCAAACCTAAAGCCGCTGCCCCAGCGGGCGCAAGTTACTTGTTGCTTGAAGACGACTCATTTGTGCTGCTTGAAGACAGCAGCAAGATCGAATTGGAGTAAATCATGGCCGACACAAAGATTAGTGCATTAGCATCTGGCGCACCGGCGCAAGCAGGAGACGAATACGTCATTGCCCGCTCCGGCGCTAACTACAAACTGACCGGAACAAATCTCCTTGGGCTAGTCACTAGCACCGCTAACACCTTTACCGCTGCTCAGACGTTCCGCGCTGCGAGTGCCGTGCGCTCCGAGGCGGCTTCTACGCAGGACGCAGTGGTGTTGGCCGGTCGCGCTGGCGGTACGAGTTCGTATGCCGTCACGCTGACCCCGACGACGCTATCTGCTAACCGCACGATGACGCTGCCGGATGCCGACACAACGGTGCCGGTATTTACGCAAGTCATTACGTTTAGCGGCCCGTCTGCTGCGCGTACCGTGACGCTGCCGGATGAGAACTTCAGCGTAGGCTTCCGCAATATCCCGCAGTCTGGATCGGCTAAGACAACTTCCTATTCGCTGGCTACCGGCGATGTGGGTAAGTTCATCGAGGTCGGCGCTTCCGGCTCCATCACAATCCCGAACTCGACCTTTGCCGCTGGCGATGTTATCTCCATCTTCAACAACACCTCGGGCGCTATCACAATTACTTGCACGATTACGACGGCGTATATCGCGGGTACGGATACAGACAAGGCGAGCGTGTCATTGGCTACAAGAGGCGTGGCGACGATTCTGTTCCTTTCAGGTACGGTCTGCGTTATTTCTGGCAACGTGAGTTAAGCCATGAGTGGTTCACAGCATCTCTTGCTGGGCGCTGTCCCGCAGGTCGCATCTGATCCTAACTTTGAGTACACCACTCTGCTGTTGCCCGGTAACGGCACCAACGGAGCGCAGAACAATACGTTCCTAGACTCGTCTACCAATGCCTTCAGCATCACCCGCAACGGCAACACCACGCAGGGTACGTTCTCGCCGTTCTCGCAGACGGGGTGGGGGAACCTTTTTGATGGTAACGGAGATTATTTAAGCGTTGCTGACAACGCGGCGTTTACCGTCGGGAGCGGTGATTTTACCGTTGAGTTTTGGATTTACCCGACATCATTTGCGTCGGCAATGAGGCCATTTGGTCAAGCCGACTCATCTGCAACGAATGCTTCTGTTTCTTTGTCTGGGTATGTTTATGCAACTACGGGACAGCCGGTGGCTGGGTACGGCATCGGATCTTCTACTTTTGGCATCGCCTCATCAATAAACCTTACCTTAAACGCATGGAATCACTATGCGTTTGTGCGAAATGGTGGAACCTTAACGCTGTATATAAACGGAGCGTCAGGTGGCACAGCATCAATAAGCACAAGTTCAATCAATGATTCTGGGAACCAATTTGCCATCGGTAGGCTGGGCGAATACAACGCAGATTATTTTCAGGGGTATATTTCCAATTTCCGGTTTGTCAAAGGCACTGCCGTTTACACGGCTGCTTTCACGCCCCCGACTGCACCGCTCACCGCTATCACCAACACTTCCCTGCTGACCTGTCAGAGCAACCGCTTTGTAGACAACAGCACCAACGCCTTTGCCATCACGCGCAACGGTGATGTGTCTGTCCAATCCTTCAGCCCGTTCAACCCCACGGCAGCGTGGAGTGCAGCGACGAATGGCGGAAGTGGGTATTTTGATGGGAGCGGGGATTACCTGACTGCGCCTGCAACAACGGAAACAGATTTCGGTTCTGGCGATTTTACGGTAGAAGCGTGGGTATACCCAAACTCATTAGCCGCGGCTCAAGACCCATTTGGAAAACACGCTGATTCACCAGTTGGCAATAGTACCGTTGCGTGGTTTGTGTATGTCGGTGCTAATAACGCTTCAAATGAAGCAAGTATTGCTTCGGGAAGCACGGTTTATTCGGTAACTGGATGGAACCTAACTGTAGGCCAATGGCAACATCTTGCTTTTACAAGAAGTGGCGGTTCGTTAAGATTTTTTATTAACGGCGCGCAAGTTGGATCAACAGTATCCGCAAACGTCACAATTAATTCAGATGCCGCATGGAAAACGTGGGTGGGAAGTTACACGGCATCACTTCGTCCGTGGAATGGATACATTTCTAGTTTTCGCGCAGTTAAAGGCACAGCGGTCTACACCGCCGCCTTCACGCCTCCCACCGCCCCCCTCACCGCTATCACCAACACCTCGCTCCTGCTGAATTACACCAACGCAGGCATCTACGACGCTACGTCCAAGAACAACCTTGAGACGGTGGGCAACGCGCAGATCAGCACGACGCAGAGCAAGTTCGGCGGGTCGTCGATGTATTTTGATGGGACGGGGGATGAATTAAGAGCCTACCAAGGCCCGAACTTTGATTTTACCGGAGATTTTACGGTTGAGTATTGGGCGTATTACTCAAGCACAAATTTTCAAATATCCGTTACGACAGGCTATCCAACGGATGAAAGAGGCTTTTTAATTGGTTATTACCTTGGTGCTGTGTACTGTTTAATTTCCACAAATAATTCAACGTGGAATGTCACTTTAAACGGTGGAACATTAAACCAAAACACTTGGTATCACGTTGCTTTAGTAAGAAACGGAACGTCGTTTAAGACATATTTAGATGGCGTCAATCAAGCCTCTGTTACGAGTTCTGGGCCAGTAAACAATCCTAATAATTTGTTGAGTGTTGGCGGGAGAAATACAAGTTATATGAACGGCTACCTCCAAGGCTTACGCATCACCAAAGGCGTCGCCCGTTACACCAGCAACTTCACGCCGCCGACTGCGGCGTTCCCGGTACTTTGAGGTAGACCATGACACTCTATAGTTTCAAAGGCCACTACCCGGTTGAAGTCATCGACAACAACAAGGGTTGGTATGAAGTGCCCGCCAAGCCAGAAGCGGCAGAAGGTAAGGAAGTCGCGTGGCTGAACGGCGAATGGGTCGTGCGTGATCCCAAGCCCGAGGATCGCCTCGGCTACCAATGGAACTGGAACCACAGCGAGATGGCTTGGGTAGAATGTGAGTACGTTGCCAACCTACCAGAGGGTGAAGTGCCGCCGGTTATTGAGCCGACGCCGGTCACCGCCTCTGCTGTTGTCAGCAACGAGTTTGACATTACCGTAAATGGAGCGCCCGTCTAATGAGTACGATTAAGATTTCGCAACTGCCTGCCGCCACGTTGCCGCTGTCGGGTGCGGAATTTGCGCCTATCGTACAAAGCGGAGTGACGAAAAAGGCAGCCGTGTCCGCGTTGGCTACGATGGCTAACGTCAAGGCGTTTGGCGCCGTGGGGAACGGCATTGCCGACGACACAGCAGCGTTTATTGCTGCTTTGGCGGCCTCTACGGCAGTTTATGTTCCGCCCGGAACGTACAAAATTACTTCCACGCTTGCCGTGCCAGCCAACACTAGCCTTATCGGCGCTGGGCGAGGGACTAGCAAATTAGTTCACGCTTTCAACGGCGACATGATGACGTTAGGCAACTACGCTAACCTTTCTGGCCTTTGGCTGGATGGGCAGGGTGATACCTACACTGGTCAAGGCGTTGTTATTAACAACGGTAATGGTCGGCAAAACATCACTAGTTGCCGAATTACTAACTTTGCGGCTGCCTGTTTGTATTTTCAATCGCAGGGCGGCGCTCAGTGTTCCGTGTTTGACCTGATCGCTTCACAAACGAATGGCGCAACCGGAACCGGCAACTTTGCCATTGTTATCCAAGACACCGGCAGTGTGGAGTCTGGTGCGTACCCGCGCAAGTTTTCACACATTGAGACAAATGGGTTTTGTTCGTTTTCGTTTGGTTCTAGTAACAACACTTACGTTACCAATAGTTTTTTGGCTGACTTGTTCTACAGCCTAAACTCTCGCGCTACGTTGATTAGCAACTGCCGATTGGCAAACCAGTTGGCGCTGACGATTCAGGGTAACAACCACACTATTATTAGTTCGGCTATTACCCCGCAGATTACGATTCAGACCAATTCTGACAACATCGCGTTGCAGGGTAACAGTTACAACAATCTGCCGATCATTGATAACTCAACCAACAGCCGGAACCTGTTTGATTCGTGGCGCCTTGCATACACGCCTGCACTTACTTCTGGCGGCACGGCTCCGGTCCTTGGGAATGGCACCATTTCAGGAACTTATTATCGAAACGGTGCTACGACTACGGTTGTAGGGCAGTTAACGCTTGGTAGTACAACTACGCTTGGAACGGGCGGTTTAAAAGTTTCACTGCCACACGCCATGACAAACGACATCGACTTTGCTGGCGGTGTTGTTTATATGAACATTGGTGGAACGGTTTACGAAGGTTTTGCCCAAATTGCCATTGGCACGGCAGTTGTGGACTTGTTGCGCGACACTAGCGGTTCAGTAACGGCTACCAGTCCCGGCACATTTGGAACTGGCGACTTTATTCGCTGGTCGTTGACGTACCCGAACTAATAGGGCGCATACATGACTACTATTAAAATTTCTC